GAAGGGTTTTCTTCTACTAAAACAAGAAGACCAGACTCTCTTACGTATGCGCCATCACGAGAGCTTTACCCTGCAACAGATAGCAGGGGTACTAGAGTGTGCTATCTCTACTGCAGATCGTAGGTGTGCTCAGTCCCTGCGTAGGTTGCAAGATAATCTAGGTGGTCTATCACCGTGGCAATGAAAGAACTAGAACTATTTAACTTTCTCAAAGAGAGTTTGTACCCAGACCTTACCAAGTCTGAAGGTATCTATGACTCCTTTGACTGCATCAGTGCTAAGGCTGGTCACTACATCGAACTCAAGTGCAGACACACCCACTATGATACGCTACTTATAGAGGAGATGAAGTATCGCAAGCTGATAACGCAAGCAGCAGAGCGTGATCTTATCCCCTACTACATCAACTCGACTCCGCAGGGAGTCTTTTCTTTTGACCTGATGGATGTACCTGAACCTGAATGGCTAAGCCATTGGATGCCAGCGACAACAGAGTTTGCACGTTCTAATAAGATCAGCAAGTTAGTAGGATACTTACCAATCGAGGAGGCGGTGCAGCTATGACATCAGCACAGTGCGCTTTATGCAAAGAGATTATTAACTCTGCTTCTGGATTTACTAGGTGTGAGTGTGAAGCGATTGCGGTAGATGATGGCAGATACTTAGCCAAAGATTTAAGAAACGTGATAAAGGTGCCTGATGCAGTATGACTATCGTTGCCCTGATTGCAATAGTGAATTAACTATAGAGCGGTCTATCCACGAGGAACCTCGTGAGCCTTCTTGCTTTGTGTGCCACATAAGTATGGTCCGTAAGTGGGACTCTCCCGCTATCACCTTCAAGGGTAAAGGCTTCTACTCCAACGGAGGGTAAAGCAAAACCCCACCAGCGAACGGACTGATGGGGCTTTGTTGCTAGGAAAGGGTTAGAAACCCAGCAAATCTATTAGTTGTTTACCTATAGTACGAGTATACACAGGTGGGATAGCTTCTACAAGTTCACCCCAGATCATCCAATCAATTCCCATTGCTTCACGCGCTTGCTCTATAGTCTTTGCGGTATGCCCCCCCCCGGAATTTCATCACGCATAGATCCATAGATACCTACTGGCTTTCCCTGGTTCTTATGGTCACACACTGAGCCTGTTAGTTGCAGGTTAGACTCAAAGAGTCTATGTCTGCGTACCTTTAGATCAAATGATGAGCCACAGAATTGCACTGGGTTAATCAACGGTGCTTCCGGCACATTCTCAATCACATAAGGCTTGCCACTAGCAATCAACGCCTCTCGTGTCTGAGGTATCAGATCTACCTTGTCCGTGCTCTTGCCCTGAGCATTGCGTAAATGCTGAGTGCGTGAGTGTGTCTGACAAGGTGGGCTAGCTGCAATCACATCAAAGGTACGCAAGTAATCTAAGTCTTGCAGTATCTCTAAGCAATCTGCTTGTATAAAGGTAAAGGGATAACGCTTCTGCTTCTTGATGTCAATGCCAGTAACCTCAAAACCAGCATCAGCGTAACCCTTGCTCGCTCCCCCTGCCTTACAGTAAAGGTCAAGGAGTTTCATCAGTACCAGCCTCTTCGGTCTGAGTGCTGGAGAGCACGGCAGAAACTTCCTGAGTAACGGTGTTCAACGTATCGCACAGCGTGGAGGATTTGGATACTAGGCTCGCTACTTTTTTCTCTAAGCAACTGAGCAATTCCGTAAGCTGTTGATCGCTTGTTGTCTGCGAGGTGGTCAAGCCTGCTCTCACGGGTCCATAAGGTGAGTCCACATTTGACCTGACTATCGTTGTATCCGAGGGCATCGAGGTAACTAATGATAAGTGCCTTGTTCTCACGCTTCTCCTCCATTGTAGCCTTCGTCCGAGCTGTCATAATCGGTACGTCCGGCAACATCGGGGACGGCGTTCGCCCGTGTATGGACAGCAATAGTAAGCCTACTATCAGGGTTAATAATCCAGCTCTTGCCCTCTTGCTCATCGAAACTCCTTTGTTCATCAAGCAACTGCTTGTATGTGTCTGGGTATAGGTGTGCTAGACGCACGAGTGCCTTATCTCTTGCCCTTCTATAGTTACGGTAGTGGATAGATTGCTTGCCACTTACCTCTTTACTCTCCATTTATCTTGTCCTCCCACACTATAAGCCCATAGGCTACCAGCATTACCACGATTATCCCTAGTACCAAGCTCATTGGCTTACCATAATTCTGAACTTACCATCAAGGGTCTGGTTCCAGTAGCAGTTATCTACCCTCTCACCCTTACTCATCTGTAAAGTTACGGTAGAAGCCATCTCTAACACCTGAGAAGGTGTCAGTTTAACTATGTGCCACTCACCTTTACCCATAGTTTTGTACTTCATAACCCTACCTCCCTTGCCTGTTGGATAAGGTCGGTTACATCTATGCTCTGCCCTACTAGATGAGCGTCCTCCTCATCACTATCCCACGCACTTATCAACAGGCGTGAGCCTGTCGGTGCAAGGAATAGCCATTGGATAGCCTCTATGCAGCTAGCCCCGCCCCAGGTGTTCTCTCCCCCTGGCTCTACCACTTCATAGAATAGTATTAGATCAGACTTAGGCGGGTGGATGGTGTATAGGTTGCTCACTCTCGTCCTCCTCCAAATTAAACAAGCGCGATAGCGCACTATTGGCACGCTCTAGGTTCTTGATAGCTCGCGCTATCTCTTCCTGTTGTAAGTCTATCTCAGCCTGATTAAGGCATAAGGTTGCCTTAGCCTTTAGATACTCCTCATTCATTACTCTCTCCATCTTCTCCACCGTGTTGTTCACAATGAAAGAATGTCTCACTTGTAGAATTATCACACTCATCAGCGTGGCAAATTAGTTTACTCATTACTCTCTCCCTCGTTAGTGGGTAGTACTCTACCCTTCCATTGTGTTTCGATTATCTTTACTGTCTCCTCCCCTATGTACAAGGTATCCCAGTTCCAGCTTTTGGGATCGCCGTCGTAGGTATCTATCTCAATGGTTACTAACCACTTATCTTTCATTACTCTCCCTCTCCCTCTCTCTCACACTCGCCACAATAGCAAGCACCTAATTCACCGTTATTGCACTCCTCTTTGGTTAGTGCAGGCTCCCAATCATTCATTATCATTTACTTTCCTCCTCTCTCAATAATTCAACTGTCTCCTCCCTCACATAGTGAGCCTGACCCTCATACCCTGTTGGGTACATAGGCAATAGCCCCTCCGCCTCCTCTTTAGAGTTAGCCTTAATAGCTATAACCTGTTCAACTAAATAGACATAAGTAATCATTACGCCACACTCTCTCTCATAATCTGCGGTAGGTTTAGTAATCGTCTCACCTGCGCGAGCTGATCTAGTCTGCCTTGATAGTAGTTACGGTCATTACTCTCCGTACCTGTACTTAGTCTCTCTAGTACCCACTCTGCCTCTACATTTAAGAATTGCTCTAACTCTTTCATTACGCTACCTCCTTAGCAGCTTTACACCCATTACACACTATCCCTATACCGATTTTAATTGTGTAACTAGGTAAACGATTACCGTTACCTAAGGTTACATACAGTGCATCATTACTACCGCATTCCATACATACTGGCTTACTCTTCTTAGCCATTACGCTACCTCTCCCTCTATCGCTATCTTAAATTGTGCTTTAGCTTGCTTTAGCGTGTAGCCGTAATAAGTGCGGGTAAATAGATACTCTCCCGCGCCCTCTCCCGCTAGTGCAGATAAGACATAAGCCCCGCTGTTCGCCACTCTTTCAACAGTCATAATCTAACCCCTTTACTCTATTAAGATCCGGCTAGGTACCGGCTACCCTCTCCCGCCCGCGTAAGCGGGAGGGGATAGTCACCTACCTAGTGAAAGCAGCTTTCAAGCGTGCCGATACAATAGCCCGTCCCTGTCCACCATACGCGGGCACTTATCCATAGAATTAGAGCGACAAGGGCTAAGGCTAAGGTTAGGCGTACAGCTAAGCGGACGCGGTAATAGGTACGGGATCTCACGCGTCCGCCCTCTCTATTGTGTAACCCTCATACTTTAGGGCGTGATCCATAGAGTATGAATGGGTGCGGTGAAAATACACTACTACCTCTAGCTCACTCTCTACGCGCTTAACCTCTACGCCGTCCCGCTTTATTGTGTAAGTCATTACTTTAGCCCTCTCGCTTAGTATTCTTTAGAGGCTATCGCCTCTAGGATTACAGGGTCACCGATTAGCTTGCTATAGCGGGCACTCTGTCGCTTTATGGCGCGGTAAGTGTCGGCTGTATTTTCGTCCCAACCAAAACACTCACCAAAACACTTTAGAGTGTTACACCCGCTTAACAGGTTAAGGTCACTCGATAGGCAATGAATAACATCGCTCACGGTTATGTCCTTATCATTACCGCGCCCCTGATAAAAGTACAGGGAATAAGTGCGCCCTTGATAGCTAAGGGTTACGCGGTAACAATTAGCTTTCGCCTGCCACTCTGTAACCTTGTTAGGGTGAGAGCGGTGGCGTATCTTTAGCGTAACGCCTAGCTCATTAAGTAGAGCGGGTAGATCTTGCTCTAGTTTTTTAGTCATTAGTTATTCTCCTTGTGAGCTTGATTAGGTAAGTGAGGCTCACGGGATAATTGTGTCGTACTATCCCCCATAGTGCAACACCTAAGCGGATCATTCTTTCACCGTGTCGCAGCTTGTAACACCCTAGACAATAAGCGCGGGAATGTCTAAGGGTTAGCCGGTAAGGCTTGACCTAATAGGTCACCAGATCACCGGCAATAGATAGCCGGACAAGGGACAAGCTGCACCGGTGAGAGGGTAGAGCTGCGCCGGTAAGAGCTGCGCCGGTATCGGTTAGGGCTAACAAGCTGCGCGGTAGAGCATTACTTAATAGCTGCAAGGGTTAAGGGTTAAGGGTGCCCACGGGTTAGTCAGCCGTCCACGCTTTACCAAACAACCTAGACATCTAGCCCGTAACTGTCTAACCCTTAGCCTGCACAATACGGTTAGACCGGCGACGACGACCCCCCCTTGTTAAATTGCAGGCGGGCGTGGGCGGTACTCCCCAACAAAATATATTTGCTAAAGTGAAGCTGTAATATGGCTCTGACCTGCGGTTATATATACTGTGATGAAGGTCACATCTGTAAAACGGGAAATGCGTTAAATTTCCTGCCTTATATATAGTAAGGGGCTTTAGTAGGAAAGACCCTGAGCTGTAACGGTATGGCCTCTAGCGAGGCCCCTAGGCCGAGTACTAACTTACCCCTCAGTTCGCTGTAGCTCCTTCGGGCGTCAAGCCCGAACTGCCCAGTACTTTTAGTGGGGATAGTTCTATTAAAAACCTACCTCGCCTAGTATAAAGATATGATCCGATTACGGTCGGTCAAAGGAGTACAATGGCTGACAACAGCGCAGACATAGCCAAGAGAATTATCCTTGGCTGTGTAGCTGAAGGTATGACTATTGAGATGGCCTGTATCTCCGCCGGCAAATCAATGAAGACCTACGAGTATTACCGTAGGACTGACAAGATCTTTACAGACAAGGTTGACCGAACACGCCTTGGTCTTAAGGACAAGTCCTTTGCAGCCTCCGATGTTCACGACTTAACATTTGCCGAGTTCCGCCAGAAGTACTTACACTCCCGCACCTTTCCACATCAGCAAAATCTAATAGATGTAATCGAAGGCCGCGAACCTGGCTGGATGCACCCTAGTATGAAGTTTGAAAAGGGTCTGGCTAATAACAGAATCCTACTGAACATACCGCCCAACCACGCCAAGTCTATGACTGTGACCATTGATTACGTCACTTGGCAGGTTTGTCAGAACCCTAACTTTAGAGTACTCATCGTATCTCAGACGCAGCAGTTAGCTGCCGACTTTCTCTACGCCATCAAGCAACGCCTGACTCATCCAAATTATGAAGCACTCCAACAGGCTTACGCTGCTGGCGTAGGGTTTAACTCTAAGTCAGCCTCGTGGCAGGCTACCCGTGTCACCTTTGGTGATGAACTTCGTGAGTCATCTGAAAAGGACCCGAACATCGAAGCCGTTGGTATAGGTGGTCAGATCTACGGTAAGCGTGCCGATATGATTATCGTAGACGACGCCGTTACCTTGAAGAACGCCAACGAGTTTGAGAAGCAAATCCGCTGGTTAACCCAAGATGTGCGCTCTCGTCTTAACCCTACTGGTAAGTTAATTATCGTAGGTACCCGTGTTACCGCAGTAGACTTATACAAGGAACTGCGTTCAGAAGACCGCTACCCTGGTGGGCTAGTCCCTTGGACCTATCTGGCAATGCCAGCTCTGCTGACCACAGACAATGATCCCGACAAGTGGGAGACTCTTTGGCCTGCATCCGATGCCCCATTTGACGGACAAGTAGAATCAGATTTAGATGAAGACGGCCTCTATCCTAGATGGAATGGTCGTAACCTATACAACGAACGTCAAGCTATGGATGCAAGTACCTGGGCTTTAGTCTATCAGCAACAAGATATCTCAGATGATGCCATCTTTGATCCAGTATGTGTGCGAGGTTCTATAGATGGTATGCGTAAGTCAGGCCGGTTGGTTCCTGGTAACCCAGGTCATCCACGTGATGTCAACGGCTTTAGTTTTATTTGTGGTCTTGATCCCGCTATGGTTGGTGATACAGCCGTCGTTTGTTACGCTGTTGATC